GATAAAACCTACCCTCCCCGCGTGCTCTGTCTGTGGAACATGCGTATAACTATGATTCATAATACCGTCACAATTACGGAAATAAGGCTTGCATACATAGTCACAATGCCTTATACTTATAGACATAAGGAACGAACCAAACAGAAGGGAACAAATCATGGCATGCAAAATCATCAAAGAAACCGAAATTCCTGGCGCAGTGCTTCCTAGCGAGTTTGACGAAACTGGTACCGTTACCATGACGCTTATAGTTGATAATGGTGTGTGGGAGACTAAGGAGCACATGAACGGTAAATTTTGGATTGTAGAACACGATAGCAAGCGTGAAGCGGAGAAGTATTACGCCATGAAGGTTAACGAATACCGCGCTTGCACAGCATGGGCCGCGCAGTTTGATTAGTCGCACATCAACGAGTTAGGAGCCAACATGTACCACCAATACGCGCCATTAGCCGCTTTCATAGGCCTTATCCTAGCTATAGCAGGCTCCGCTATGTTCGCGCAAAAGCCAAGCCTGTTAGCAGTTGCCCTGGTCGCAATCGGGGCGGCATTGAACGTAACACCGTATCTGTAAAGGGGTAAACCATGAGTGACAGCATTAAAACTACTTACAGAACCGAGTATAGAACCGAGTTCCCTAGAATCGGTAGGGTGTTGACTGTAGAAGTCGGGTACGATGAGGTTGCTACTATCAAAATCAGTAGGTGCGATAACGCAAAGCTGCTCAGTATTTACGCAAACGCAGGTGGTACCGCTTGCGTCCGTGTAAGGCGTACGGACACGTATGAGGTTGTAAAAGAAGTGACAGGCGTTGGTACTGAAGATGCGATGGAATTGTATGAGAAATTGCTTAATCTGTATGCTAAATGCGAGAATTGCAGGCGGCCATGCTGTACCCTCTAATCTCACACCACGAAGTGGATTATCTGCTCAGTAGGTACCAAACGGAATTTACCAAGACCAAAAAGCCGCGGGAAAGAGTGGCGCTTTGGCAGAAGCTAATCCACGAGTTTAGAATCCGTTGTTATTTGTGGCACCTGGAACCCGAGGATTGCACCGGCAAGGCCATTTGGTGGATAACTCCAAAGCACACCAAATACGCCCGCTGGTATGAGGTGCGCCAGGGTGTTGTTACTGATGTGCACGATAACGTGTTTTTCGTGCAAGCAGGAAAGAAGAACGTAACCGTTAGAATGAAGCACCTGCTTGCAATGGCAGGTCCTGGGAAGGAATGAAAATGGCTACGTCTACACAGATTGGTTTGGCTCAGATTGAACGGAGATTGCAGGTTGAAGGGTATGTGTGCGAGATATATTCGCACATGAATTCTTCTCGAGGAGTTGTATACGGATTTGTCGTATACACAACAGACGATGACATTAAACAGTTGGTTTGCTTTGATTTTGGCTACACAACATTAGGCGAAACCGAGTGCGTTGCCCTTGCGTGCGTTGCCCTTGCGTGCGTGTTGCGTGTTACAGCCGAGGTGCAGGTGGAAGATTTCCCGGTGCTTCATCTTGATGACGATGACGATTTGGCGGCACATTGTAACAACTGTGATTTATACCGCCCATGCTAACCAAAAGGCCCTCCAACTGGAGGGCCTTTTATTATCTCAACCCGCACATGCTCAGCATGTCCAGCCACATCTCACGTGTAGCATCCGAATCGAAATAGCAATCACCATGGCTATAAGCGCGAACAGCGAACTTGATAAGCGGGGCGTTGCGCTCAATGAGCATAGTATCAGGTGACATATCATGACGCGTCAACACAACCACCTGTTTGCCAGCAGGCGGTTTTCGGTCAACGTACACAATACCTGTGTGCATATCTTGCCAAATGGCAAAGGGGATGCCCCTAAACTTTAGGGCGATGATGCAATCACAACCTTTTGTCCTCGGCTTGACAAATTGGCCCGTCATGTTGGTAAATTCGCTTTGCTGAGCATACTCCGCATAATCGCTACCGGCGGTAAAGGCACCGATATTCGAGGTGGCCGAATATTGTTCGAACTCGGCGTTAAACGCGTTTTCGTAGTACACCGCCGAATTGCCCACCTTAAAATATCTGCTACTGCCCCTAGGAATGGGCGTAATGCCCCATGCCTGAAATAGCGGATTGACGAGGTCGGCATTGTTTGCCAGGCCCACCAGGATAACGCGGTTTTCTCGGCGGTCGAACGTCTCCCACATGTTCATCAACATATCAACGCATCCGCTCGGGTAAGGTGGCACGCGCTTTTCCTTGATGAACTCATCCAGGACCATCAAGGTATTGTTCGCCGTTGTGGCACCCTTTAACGAATCGAACGAGGTAAGCGCGTACATCTGGCCCAGGTTCTGCCACTTCGGCTTCCATTTGACATTGCCCGTATCCTTTTGTGCCTGGTACGCGGTCTGCATCATGCGGCCGTTCATCTGGAAACGCTGCCCGGGAAACTCGTTATTGCGTTCGATATCCGATAAAAACCCCTCGGGGCTACGCAAAATGCGGTCAATCATAGTATCGTAATAACGCACGTATGCCCATGTTTCACCCTTAGTTAAAAACCGCTTAATACCAACCTTTTTCATGGCGTATGTTTTTCCAAGGCTTCGCGGCCCCGTGCACAATCGCACGGGGCACCGTGCGCCCATCAAAGCGCTTGGGTCCCAACGTGCCCATTTAGGGATACCACTCATTGTTAAACTCCTTACTGGCCTATAAACCGGTAAATCTCTAAATTGCTACCCCATGAGTAATAATTTTCCACGGGGTCGGCTTCAACCTTTGGGCACGGGGCCGCTCCTGCACCCCACGCAATACCGTTGCCCCAATACCAACCAACATGCTCTGGGTTGGTCATTAAGATAAGGTCGCCAGGTTGCATGAGGTCGCGTTGAATACCATCACATATTTTAGTTGCGGTATCGCGCATTGTCCATGTTGACGTACCCAGCCAATTATACTTGCCGTTTGTGGCCTTGTTCGCGGCCCACCAGATGCAGGCGGAACAATCGGTAAAGCCGCTAACGTCCGGCTCCAACCTGCCCGCCGCCTGGGCGTAATTAAACGCGCCCTCGTTTTGCTCCCAAATGGCCCGCATGGCTTCGAACTCGTCACTACCGCCACCACCTCCGCCGCCACCAGTACCCGGGTAGGTTGGCGCGGTTGCGTTTCGAACGGGTAGCCAAACGCCGTTTCCCGTGTTGTGGCACACTAGGCGTGTTCCCTGCCCCATGGCTCCGTAAACGATTAGATCGTTGCCCACCTGCTCCAGGCGGCTAATACTTGATTTGGTTTGCCCGTTGGTATCGGGGTTCTTGCCTGGCGTAAAATCGGACTGCCCGAAGTCGGGCGGGGCGCTGGTACCGTCCCAATCATTGAGCAGCTGATACACGCGGTTGTAACGATTTGGGTAGCCCGAAACCGGCCACGTGTTAAGCGTGGCGTTTAGGTAATCGTCAAGGCTTCGCCCGCCGCCTATGTTCGCAAGTATTTGGTTAGCGCTGGCCGGGGCCTGGTGGTAAACGGATAGCATGAAAATGGTTTGCTTTACGTTGTCGGTGCTCATACCCCAACCGGCCAGGGTGTCTAACGCGCCGCCAGAACCGAAAACCCAGTCAAGAAAAAACTGGTCCTGAACTGTATGGTTTTCCATGTCCTGTGCAGACGCTACCCATGAATCTGCATCGTCCTGGTAAAGGTAAAACCCGGTCCACCAGGTCGCATCAGTGTCAGACGGATGATTAGCCACTGCATCTTTAAGGCGGCCTGAAAGCTTGTCATAGCTTGTGCTTGCGTTATCACGCAGTCGCTCCATGAGCGCTGCCGCGTTATACGCGTAAAACTGCCCAATTCCCAGTGTGATAGGGTCGTTCATGTTGACCGCTGCATAATCACATCCGCTTTCGACCGTGCAGATAGTGTACTCGCAAAACTGCTGTTGTTCTTTTGTCCATGCCATGCCTGCCCCTTATAAAAGTAAACCCCACGTGCCTTGTCACGCGGGGTTTAGAGTGGTGCCAATGGGCTGTATGCGGGAACCCGTGGCAGAGTTATTTTACATCAACGTTAAACAGCTGTGCAAGTTTTGAATTTGCCAACTCCGGGGAAAGCTGGCACACGTTTTCGAAAATAGAGACGATTTCTGTCAAGATGATGAAAACGCACACCGGCACGAACAGCGGCAAGGTGAAACCCAGGTCGATAAACCGCATGGACCATTCGACAAGCGCCGCCAGAATAACGGTCATGATAAAGCCGCATTTGTGCCAAAGTCCAGCGCGCATTTTGGATGAATCCAGAGTTTTGTTTGCGAGCGCCTGCATAATCCCCGTGACGAGGTCCATCACCACGAACGCGCAAACGATTGCTGCAATGTGCCAATCCATGTTATTTCCTCTCAATCGTTACTTTGTACGTATCATTTTCTAGGACTGCCACGCCATCAGGATTAGCCCCACCATCATTGCCGCCACTATCAGGTCCGTTGTCACCTCTAGCATAGGCTTGCCACTGCTCCTTAGTTCCGTAGAACAAATCAAGGTCAACATTACCGGCGATATCGTCAACGACTCCGTCGCTGCAGAATTGCCACGCTACCACGTTGCCGTCAGCGGCCGGACAATCCCAGCCTTGCGCTTGGCTCCACGTGGGGCTTGCAACATCCGGGTAAGACGCAACCCAGCGGGCGCAGTTGGGATTAACACCGCCCTGATTGAAGCGCCACGGGTTGGCGTAAATCCAGGGCCAAACGCCGGTCTGTTCGTGCACGGTCTCCACGAAACGGTTTACCCAATCAACGCCCTGGTTGCCCTCCCAGTCCAATACGGGGATGCCTGAGCCGAAATAGTTTGAGCAATTGTTGATAAAGTGCACCGCTTCGCCTACCGCGTCTCCATCACCAGCGAAGTGGTAGAACCCCCATGGCAAGCCTGCGCTTTTGCATTGCTGGATAATCGGATCGCAATACGTGTCAACAAAATTGGTGCCTTCGGTAGCCTTTACGATAACCGCATCGGCCCCGGTAAGGGCGGGGTTATACCTGCCCTGCCAGTTGCTGGTGTCTAGGAAGTTAATCATGGCGTTACCTCGATATCACGGCTGTTATGCGCTTTTCGCGGTAGCTATATGCCCACATTTTAGCGCGGCTTCCTGTGTGGCGGCTATCAGCGCCGATGCGCTGCACCGTTAATCCGTCAGAATCGAACGTAACCAGGTTGGCGACAAGACGCGATGTAACATCGTCTTGGCTCCGATACACGCTGTTATACTTGTCGTGCAGAAGGCTTCCAACGGTGACAATCGGGACACCCCTATACACAATAGCACCGTCTGAATGCTCATGGCCACACAGCATGGCAATGGGCGTGTTTGTTCGTTCGGCGTGTGCGAACACTATGTCACTTAGTCTAGTTGCACCAGGGTATGTTATATCAGCATCAGAGTTATACCAACTCTCGTTTTGCCAATATCGTGCATCGGTAAAACCGTCAGCTTTGTATGGCAGATTTCGCGGCCCGATGTGCGCTAATATCAACGCCGGCATGTCGTTAAGCGTGTCCCCGAGCCATGTTATTTCGCTAGCCAGATTCTGCTCAAGCGCCGTTACGTCAAGGCCGATGATACGGCAACCATCAACATCTTTGTGCCACCATGTGGCGTTAGCATCTGGGAAGATTAGTCCTCGGTTTGGGTACGGGTCAAAGTATCTGGCGCGAAGTTCGGCTTGTGATGGCTTGTCTAGGAAATGATAGCCCGAAGGGTCCGTTCTGTAGGTGTTTATAGAATCGTGATTACCGATGACGGGCAGGATGTTAGGCATGTCTAGATGCTCAACACCTTGCGGAAAATAATCGTGTACCATGTCCCCCGTGTGCACAACCGGCACTTTTAGTTGTGATGCCGCTGCCATGGCATCAGCCGCAGACGTCGCATCTCCATGGCAATCTGATATGTGTAACACACGCATGTTAGCCCACCGTGGGATTAATCTTCTGATAAGCGTTTTGCGTGCCCAGAGTAAAACCGGTGTTGGCACCCATATACAGTACAGTGGAACTAAGCAACGAAAATTTGTCGCCTGAATGAGGATATGTGGAGATGCGAAATTGACGAGTGCCCTTTATAGCGTACAGCGAACTCCAAGTCTTAAAATCTTGAGAAGTATCCCACACTATGAAAGAACAGTCCGTTACGTTACCTGTCTCTGCGTTGGCAGGGACATAAGACGGTAGAGTAAAGATGCAGCTTTGTTCGTTAGAATATGTGCCGTCCATGGAGTTAAGCACAAGCAAGCCCAACTCGACGATGTAGAATCCTTCCAGATTTGCCCCACTAGGTACAACCGCGCCAGTATTATCGGCGCTTGCATCGGAGCTGGCAAACCTCTTTACAGTCAGTCCTGCCCACATGGCGGCAATAGCCGTTTGGTCAAGTTTGGCAGCGGTAACAGCACCGTTTGACAAGCTGTTGGATGTGATGGGGAACTTGTTCTCAAGCGTGCCAATGGCTTGTTCGTTGGCAGCAATGGCTTGTTCGTTGGCAGTGGACAACGAATACGCGTTGTTTGCAGTTGTCTGAACGCCGGCAATAGTGGTTTCAACTTGCCCAACACGGTTAACTGCGTTGTTAGCAGCGGACAATGCGGTAGATGCATTAGCGCCGATGGTGTTCATTCCAGCGTCGACTTTTTCCATCGCACCGTTGAAGTCACCCAACCACGTGGGCTGGTCGTTGTCGGTAAACAACGGGAGTTTGTAGTTGGTGGTTTCGTTGGTTGCGGCCATGTGTTCTCCTTACTTTATAGTGTCTAAAATAGGCTGTTGGCTAGCTTGATTCGTTGGCGCTTTACCCTGGACGGCCAGCTCTAGCGCCTGCATCCGCGTTTGCAGCTGGTTAATATCTGCGAGCGCCTGTTTAACCGTCTCGGAGTCCATGCCAACGGATTTTGCAAGTGCGTCCATAAATTGATAGCCTACTGCTTTTCCAACCATTTACCCCTCCTTTGCTAGCCAGTCATTATACGTCTGTACGGCGAACGTAACATCGAACTCACGTGCCGTGATGCCTTTTGAATCATACGTTTTTGCCGTGTATCCCATGCCGTCATAATCCTTGGCGGTTACCGAGAACGGACGGTTGAAATCATACACCCTATCAACCACGGTTTTAATGGGGCGGTCGGCACCCCACGTTGGGTCAAACACAACCCCTGGAAACTCTGTAAGCTGCTGAATAAGCCTGAGCAGGTAGTTGTAACGCTGCATAACGTCAGCGGATATCGCCTGGTCCTGAGCATCCACGTATGCCTTTAGCGTGGCGGTTGCTGCATCAATCAACGCCTGGGCCTGCTCGGTGTTGACCATGTTAAGGTCAAGCCCTTTAGCATACAGATACAGCCAATGAATCTGGTCCTCGGGTGTGCGCATCTGTGCAAAATCCAGCTTGTCTATGCCGGTATAACCAGGCATAGTAGGGGCCACGTTGGCTTCCTGCGTGCCGGCGGCGTTTTGGTTTTCGAGCACACGGAACCCGTACGGGCTAAACATCCCCATTGCTATCATCGCCCTTCGGCTCGATTTTGCCACGCTCATCAATAAGCTTGATAAGCGCGTCAACGCGGCGGATGCATGTGCTGATTTCCTGGCTCAGTGGGTTAAGGGTATAGTACGCGTCAATGTCGTTGTCCATCATGGCGTGCTTCGCGTCAAGTTCGAAGCATAGCCGCATGCTGTCCAGCTGCACGCGCATATACTTGTAAACATCCTTGCTTTGCACCCTCATACCTCCTTACTACATAGGCAAATCGTCCCACGTTTGCATGAACAACGGCTCCAAAATATTAAACACGAGGTTATCCGTTGCCATGAAACTAGATGCCATCATATCATACACGGCATTGCCAACGCCGGAAATGGAGCTATACGTCGTGGCTGCCGTGCCGTCCTGGTTTCCGTTGTCGGTTTGCTTTGTTACACCCGTTAGATACTGCTCCCCGTCCGGGTTGTCCAAAAACACCTGGGGTGTGCTCGATGCCGTGGCTACGCTTTGATTGGAATTCTTGCCCTGCGTGGCCGAATTGCTTTTACCCTGCGTAGTTGCAAACGGGTCGAACTGCTCACGCCGTACCAACTCATAAACGGGGTTGATGTTGGGCATTTGCTCGTTCATGCGCCGGTTCAGGTAAAAGATGAACATGGCGGGGGTTTCGCTTGCGATTTTGCGAAAGCAAAAATGATTGTAAATCGCACGGTTAAGCTTTTCGCGGTATCCCTCGTCGAAGATGGGGTAGTCTTGCATGCCCCAATCGTAGCCCAGGGCTTCAATTACATCGCGGAGCGTGTACTTATGCTCGTCAAGCGTTGCAAAGTCGTTGTTGTTAAAGGTTAGCATCGTTACCATCCTCCACAGCGTCACCGTATCCCAGCAAGTCCGGGCTGCTCATATACATGCTCTGCTGCTCAGATTCGGCTGCCATGTGCGGCACGCTCCATTTAACGGAGCAATTCCAACCGTACATTTCGTTTATCGCCTTGCAAAACTCCTGACGCGGGCGCAAGAACGAATTGCGCTGGATCATAAATTGCTCGTTGTTCGCCAGGGTTTCGGCAGTCTGGACGCGCTCCTTTTTCTCGGCTGCGGCGTTGTTGTCAATGCCGAGCATCGTATACACAGCAGACACTATTTTAAGTTCGTCGTTGAGGATATCGCTACCCGCATAGGCCGCTTTGTTCATGGTCTGGAGCACCTGCACGCTCATGTTTTGCATGCCCGACGGATTCATGTAGATAGCAGGCTGCCCGGAATCAATGCGGTTATACATGTCCTGAGCCTGCTTTTTGCCGTACTCGTCCACGCTGATAACGTACGGCACGCGCATAGCTCTAACGTGCTGGTCTACTGTGGTATCCATATCGGCCAGGCGCTGGGCCTGGCGGTCGATGAGCTGCAGAATCGGGAAACGCGTTAGATTGTCCCAGCAGATAACGGCATCAGCGGGCATCACAACCGTTTTAGTGCCGTACTGATTGCCCACATGCTTAAACCACCAATTGCAATGACGGCGCTGGCGCTGGCCGTTCGGCGTGTACACATCAATGGTGTTAGGGTTGCGGTAAAGGTCCAGGTTACCAACGGGATTCATTCGACCGCACCAATACGTTAGCACGCCGCTGGTGGAACGCTTTGTTGCCGCGAATGAGCCGTATCCGCACAGCAGCGTTTCCAGATAACGTGAATCGATGCCGTCCGGCAATCCCTCCCACTCGAAACGGCTTATTGCGGCCGTCCAGAACAATTGGCGCCAGTAGTCATACGTGCGATATTGCTTTACACTTGCCTGCCAACGCTTTACGTAGCGCTTGCCGAACATAGACACGTTAAGCGGCGTGAACTCGGTTGGGTCTAGCATCCAAGGTTCCATGCATCCTCCTTACTTTAGTATTCGATATTATACAGCGGGGCGTTTACAACAGGTGCAATGTTGCCTATCTCAGAGGGGTTGCCCCATACGGTAACGCCCTTTTCGAGCACGCCGCGTATTGCATCCTTCTCGGCTTCATTAGCCTTCGCGCAGGTGATATATGTTTCGGACACCTTCCAGTAAGAAAAATGGTTCATAACTTTAAGGGCAGGCATTTTAGCATTCTTGAAGTTGTAAAACCGCTGAATCTTATAACCGTATCGGGCCCAAAAATCGCAGACCGTGCGCATTGCCGCACCGCCAGCCGTTTTGTAATTGACAGCAAAGCCGACAAGCCCGTTTTTCCACATAAAGCCCTGGCCGCCCATCTGGCCTACCGTGGACGGGGCCTGCAATGCAGCATCCTGCACCGTGGCGTTAATAGCCGCAATCTGGTTAGCGTAGTCGCCACGCGCTGCGTATTTTGCGTAGTCAAGATTCTGGCCTGCGACCTGGCGCGACAAGTCTTGTGTGGCGTTAAAGGCAAGGTTGCCCGTTTGGCGCTGAGCAAGGTAATTAGCGGCACCGGCCAACGTAACCTCGTTAGAGCTTACAGCAGGTTGACCGGTAAGGCGATTCAAGCCGCTTTCAATCGCACCCATGGCCTGCCCGGCATAGTTAGCAATCTGAGGTGCACCAATAGGCCCCTGGTCATAGCGGTTGGCTTCATTGAGCGCCGTTTGGTTCATGGCCTGGGTATAGGCCAGGTCAGACGCTGCATTGCTTTTGGCGTTTTGCCAACCGGCGGATTCGTACTGATAGGCACGCGTGTGCGCCGTTGACGCAAGGTATGTAATATAGTTGCTGTTAACGATTGAAAATTGCGGGAAGTCAGCCAACCATAGGCACGAATCCAGGAAATCACCGCTCGGGATTACGCCGGTATGATCCGAACCGTCGAAACCGTGCCACGTGTACTGATTGTAATTAACCGGCTGACCACCCTCGAAAGCCTGCCCATAATTGGTTGGGAAAACGCCGATACGCGCGAACGGCGCGACGGCGCACCCGATGACGGTAAGCGCGAGGGTGTTGCCATACACGAGTTCGGGCTTAACGAACACCGAGTTGCCATTGTAAGCGGTAAGCTCGATGACCGAATATGGGTAGGTGTACGCCTTGTAAAGGTCATGGTAGCCATCCGGCACGCCGTTCGAAAGCTGCTGATAGATATTGCCAGTGGTTGCGTAGGTTTTAAGCGGCAATTCCAGCGTATCGGTCTCGCCTAGAAACTGCATCGTGATGCCGGAGTTGCCGAAAAGCTGCACGTCCGTTCCTGCCGACAACAAGCGGGCAGGGAAGGTGGAAACGGATTGGATGCATTGCGCCACCCAGCTTTTTTCCTTCATTGCATTGAGCACAGCTTTAAATGTGGACAAATCCATGGAGTACACGTTACAACCGGAGGGGATGCCGTCCGCGTTCTGCCCGTCAGCAACGTTAAGATTAGGGTTATCTGTTGTGCCCGGGTCGGCAGCAAGGTCTGCACTGCTGATGATGATGATTTTACCGATATCGAAAGTCGATGCATCCGTCAGCGGATACCACTCGTGATTAGCCATCACGTACGAATCGCCGATATCCAGGCCTTCTGGCACATTTAGATATTTTCGCAGATACTGGCCCTGTAGGTTCCGCACCCCGTTTTTAAAGACTGCGTTAGATACGCCCATGTGCCCGCGCTCCACGAACATGTTTCCCAGGCACACACCAAACTGATAGGTCTGGATAACGTCCAGCTGCAACGTTAATTGCGTGGTACCGGGAGCCACATAATCAGTTGACAAAATAAAATAGCACAGCTTTAGGGGCTGTTCTTCACCATCAACAGGCTGCATGGGATTTTGCACCACCGCATAGTTATATTTGTACGCGGCAGAATAGGGGACCGGAACGCTGATAGGCTCGTTTGGGCGGCAATACGAAAAACGCTTCGAACGCCATCCGGTGCCGCTAATGGCCTGAGCATCAAGGTAGGCGTTACGCTGCTGCACATCATCCCAGATAACGATATCACGATAATTAGCGTCCCACGGCACTTGCATTAACGTTACCTCTGTGCCTACCGGCCATGTGTTAGGCGTTAACTTTTGGGGTGTTTCGGCCATGATTTACTCCTTAATACACAAAATGGGGCGCATTACGCGCCCCATTATAGCAGGGTTAAGGCTTTAAGCCTGGACCGTAACGGTCACCTTAGCAGTGACGTTGGGCTTAGTTGGGTCACCGCCCTTCGCCACCAGAATGATAGTGGTTTCGCCGACCGAAACGCCGGAAACCGTTAGCACGTCATCAGCAACAGCAGCGACCGTGGCGATGGAATCATCAGCGCTGTAAGCCTCATAGCTCTTGTTGGTTGCACTGGTCGGGGTCCAGGTCAGCGCACTAGTGGCGTTCGCGCCGACCTTAACCGTTACGGCCGCACCAGCAACAGCGGTTGCATACGTGGCACCGGCGATGGTAAAGGTGTACACCGCCTGATACTGACCGTCAGCAACGGAGGTTGCAGACACGACCACCTTATCGATATCATGGCAGTTGCCCGAATGGAACACGCCGTTGCTATCGATGTACATTTCAGCGGGCAACGTAGCACCTGCGCCACGCCCGTTAAACGCCTTAATCTCATACATGACAGCCTGATTAGGCCCGTTCGTGCCCTGGACCTTGGCGACAAGCTGTACAGATTCACCCGGCTGAATGGTCTTAGACGTGCCGCCGTCTGCATCGGCAAGCGTCACACCCGTATACGTTGCGGGAAGTGCGGTAATCTCAGAATCGGGACGGGTACTAAACATAACAGAGCCGAGGAACAGCGAGTAGCTAAGCACCTGCCACACGTGCATAAACGTGTTGTAGCTCAGATTATCGGGGTTCATCGGCGCGGTTGCGGTTACCTGCAACGTGTCGGCAACCTGGAACCATTCCTCATCGAGCAACAGCGCCTGACAACCGGCAATGGGCAGCTCGTCCAGCACAATGACCTCATCGGCGATAAGGCGCTGATTGTCCTCATTGAACGCATAAGCGTTGACGGCAACCTTAAGCGCAGCTTCAACGTCAGAATCAATAATGGCAATCAATCGGTTGGAGCGAGTGGCAAGGCCCTTGTTGCGACCCTCGGGGGAGTATTCCGTACGGAAGTACTTCATCTTGTTATAGGTCGCTCGCATAGCTTCGATGAGCTTAACGCCGGCCTGAACTTCCTCTTCGTGCGTGAGCGTCTTGTTGTGCAGGTCTGGTACCTGGATATTCCAAAAGCCCCAAAGGTTGTCGAACGTCTCCAAAAGGCTACGCATGAGCAGATACTCATCATTGTTAGCAGACGCGATAGGAGCAGCGGTCAAAGAATTGAAGAAGGCCGAAATGGATTCGCCCTCAATAAAAGAACCGCGCAGCACATCCTCCATGGGAATGTTGATAACGTACTTATCGCGGCGATTTTCGGTGTGGAAAATCTGGTGGATATCAGGCTCGCGCCCCTCGCGACCGAACACATTTTCAGCACGAGAATCATAAGCACGTGCTTTGATAAGATTGGTCTGCACTTCCTGGATGGTTCGACCATAGCGCAGGGCGGGGCGCTTCAGCTTCGACAGCGGATTGGTAAAGTTCATACGGTCGTTAATCTGCACGCGACCGATACGAGCCAAAAAGACGTTCCAGAACACATCCCAGGCCGGCGAATAATTGTTCATGGCACGAAGGGTTTGGACTACGCCGCCCTGCGTGGTTGCGGGAATTCGCTGCTGGTAATCGTTCGGTGCATACTTTCGCACCGTGTCCAAAATCTGCGCGTTGGTGAGGGTCAGTCGCCCCTCTTCATTAGTGAGTTTGCTTTTTGCCATGTTTACTCCTTAAAGGCCGAGCATCCCGGCCAGGTCCTCGTCATCCAAATCGATAGCCGCGCCGTATTCGTCATCGGGCAAATCCGCATCAGGCTTGCCGTCCTCGTCCTCAGCAGCAGCCGAAATAGTAGCCATCGCAGCGGCCAGGCCCTGCACCTGCTCCGGCGGCATGTTGATAATATGAAATGCCAGCCGTTGGGCAGATTTGGCGCCCACACCCGGAAGCTTGGAAAGCTCCTCAATTAATTTTGTAACCTGACTGCCGTAGTAATCCATATCAGAAGGGGAGGCCTCCGCCCAGATTGCCCAGACCGCCGGTCAGCTTCGACATAGCCGCTCCGGACGCCTCATCC